CGGTCACGAAGCCAAGATACAGGTCTTTGAGGACCCCACGGTTGCTGACTTTTGCTCCGGTTACTTTTACCCGACAGTTGATCCTAAAACAAATCAGCGCGTTCGAGTGTGGGGCATGAAACCTGGGCGCGCCCTGGCTAAGGGCATGTGGCGGCTCAACCCAGAGTCAGCCGGCGGCTCCATTAGTGACGCTGCCTGGCTCAAGGGCCAGTCTATCCAGTACCACACTGACGCCAACCACATCCCAATCCTGCGCGCCACAGCACAGTGGTTGCGCGCAACTGTCGAACGACTAACCGCCTCCGGCGCCTACAAAGATCTCAAACCAATCTTTGAGGAAGCCCAACGGCCCCGCTCACCGCAGGTTTACCCCTGCACTGAGGAAACGCTTGAGTTCATCACTCGCGTCTACGACGGCATCAGCTTGACTGATATTGCTGACATTGAAAACATGATTAAGGTAGCCGAGGGACCCACGCTCCTGCATAGCCATGCAATTTTGACCATACTGAAGCATGACGTTGGTTTTAAAACCAACTATAATGACTTCACAACGCTCCAACTTGCTAGCAGCAGCCGAAACGACAACGGGAGGCCCGTTGCGTTGAGGTCCGATACGTTAGAATCCCCCAACCGTAATTACCGCTTTAATAAGCCTAGATTCTTACTCGATTCCTGCTCCCATCTCATCCCCAACACCTACATGCTCAATGCAAAGCCAGCGCCTAAACCAGCTGCCACAAAGCAACCCAGTGTCAACGTCACCGTCAACACTCGCGCTCCAGCACCAGCTAGACCCAAAGGAGCTGTTCCTAAGCAGGGTCCCGCCCGAGCTCCTCGCCAACCCAAGCCTCAGCAAGCTGCTCCAAACAGGCAAGCTGCAAACACTCCAGGACGGGGTGGCGGAGGTGGTGCTTCCCTCTTCGAGAGGCAAGTACAAGCGCTGATGCATCAATTGGCGTTCCCCGACCGCTACCAGCCCCCGGTCTTGGGCTTCAGCAAGACACCTGTCACCACGCCCAATCGCCTTTTCAACAAGTTCGCTGTGCCGTGGAGTTCGCTCACGACACCAGCTGCTGCTGGGCAGGCACCACCTAACGAGGCATGGCTCGTGCTTCTCACAAACCACCCCAGCGTCGCTGCTGTTTACAGCGACAGATTGGGTGGCGGTGTCGTTTACACCAAGCAGCTTTTAGCTGGTGGCGACATCCACATGCTCATGCGAGCTGGTGTGTGGCTGCCCTTCGAGGCGGCGTACGTCTCCCCCCCAACGCCAGCTGGCGCCATTTTGGAGCCGGCCATGGAGCA